TCACCTTTTCTTTTTTCGGATAATGACTTTCTACCTTCTTCGGTTAACTTTCTTTTTTTTGCGGATTCGCTCATTATTTTAATAGTTTCTTCAGTAAAAACCCTACCCTTTAATTTTTGTGAAATTAATTTATTTATTTCATCACCAAAATTACCACCATCCCCACCTTCAGTTAAATTTGTTAAATTATAACCCTTATCTTTATAGTATTTTACCCAATATTTTTCTTTTTCACTCCACTCATATTTTTGAACAGTGTCTATAATTTCCATTATTGGTTTTTTGTCTTCCTTAAGTAATTTTTGAATCCAATTATTCTTATAAGTTTTTTTATATTTACTTTTTCTTATGTGTTCTATAATTCTTTCTTTTGGATTATCGGATTTACCAACATATCTAATTTCATTATCATTGGGGTCTCTCAATACATAAATATATGTATATGTTTCTATCATTACTTAATATTAATTTTATGATAAATATTACTCCGTTTCGGTTTTTACTTTTATTACTTTAGTATTACCATTTTTCGTTAAACAAAATTTAAAATATTCGTTTTTAGTTAAGACATCAGAATAAATTTCTTTTATAATTTTTTTTAAGGCTTTTTTTAATTTGGGGGATTTAAAATCAATTTCTACATTCAAAAATAAATTTATTTCTAAATTCATAAATGATTTCTTTTTTATTCGTAAACCACTTATCCTAAGATCCAAATCAACAATATACTTATCATCAAATAATGTCTTATCTAAATTATCAAATATTGAGTGTTTTATTGATCTATTCATATTCAAGACAATTCTACTCCAGTTTTCGTAGTCGTCTTTTGGCTCAACCCAAGTTTGTAAGTTTAAATAAAGTGATTTAAATTCTTTTGAATCTACTGTCCCATAAAGGACTTTAGATGATCTGAAACCATTTATTTTGGTGGTTTTTCCTTTTTTCATAATTTTTTTCCATATGTCTTAGGTTTATTTTTAGAAAATTTACTTAATTTTGAGATATATATCAATATAATAAACATTTTAAATAAATTATGTTAATAGTCCACGTAAAAAAAAATGACATTGAGAGAGCCCTTAAAGAATTAAAGGGTAAAGTAATAAGAACTCGTCAGAATTCCCAGTTAAATAATAGAAAAGAATTTACTAAAAAGTCCGTTGAAAATCGTGATATGTTAAATAAAGCGATTTATCGTCAGAAATTACAATTAAAGGCTTCTGTTTAATTCTTGTAATTTAAAATAATTTAATTTATCGTAATTTTCCGATTTAACTTTATTAATTGTTTCGGTTAATTTTGTTGAGACTTCAGAATCGGTTTCTTGAGATGTTATTTGTTCTAATTTCTCTAAAACGTCTTCTTTTATTATTTCGTATTTTAATTTCAATTTTTCATCAGACTCTAAAAGAATTGAGTCTAATTTTCTTTTTTCATTTTCAGATAGAGAAGATAGGTAATTTTTAACTGTTTTATTTGCAATATTTACCATTTCATTTATTGAAACATTTTTAAATTCGTTCTGAGATTCTTCTTTCTTCTTTAGGTTTTCAAGAATAACACTTTTACTTCTTATCTTACTTTCTAAAGTTAGGACATTATTTGAAAATAAATTATCAATATCCTCATAAGAATTCTTTGTATTTATCTGATCTACCCAAAGGGTGATATCTGAAATATCTGATTTAGAAATTTTATTTACGGTATTTTCGTATAAGGTGATACTTTGGGTTATAAAGTCTGTTGCAATAGATTCACTTAAACCTTTATTTGATGATAACTCATCGTACAAATAATATAATTTATTTAAATTTTTATTTTTTGCAACCAATTGGTCAAATACAAATAAATCTCTTTTTAACGTGTTATTTGCGTATGACTCAACTAAACACTTTTCTATTTTTGATTTTAATAATCCAAACTTCATAATAAATTTTTATTATAAATATTACCCATTAAGCAATTTTTCCAATTCCTTCTCAATTGCCCCTAAAGAATTTTTACCTTTTGACAAATCTATATACTCATCACCAAAGATATTATCACTTTCTAATAGTATATCAAAATTTGATTTCTCAACTCCATCCATCATAGGTTCTCCTCCAGGTGGTGGTGGTGGGCCTCCTGCCGGTGGTGCTCCACCTGCTGCGGCTCCTCCAGCACTTGCGGTTTCACCAGAAACAGTTTTGTATAATTTATCAACATTATCAAATAAACCTGTATGGGTAATAACGGTTGCGGTATTTGCAATTTCTGCCGCCACAGCTCTTTCCAATCTTATTTGTTGTATTTCAAGTTTAATATCTTCATCAGAGAAACCAAAAATATGTTTTTTAGCCCAAGTCGCTGATGTTGGTTGTATTGTGTTAGGAATCTCTGTAACCATATCTTTATATAAAGTTACCTTCTCTTTCCAAACGTCAATCATTAAAAGATCCGCTTGTTTAGAAGGATTTGTAAGACCTAAAGTAAAATTACCTAACTCATCCTCAAACCCTAATAAAAATAAATGTATAATTGCAATTTTATTTAATTCGGCAATTACTGATTTTTGAATTTTATTAATCGTTCTTGCAAATCTAATATCTAATAACGATAGATTTTTCCCATCTCCCACCGCTTCCTCAAAACCTAAATAAGCTTTAGGTATTCTTAACGCGGTAACAAGTTTCTTTTGTATATACTCAATATCAGCAATCTCCGATAGATTTTGTGCTCCGGCTAAGGTCTCAATTGGCATTGTTGCCGCGGGGTCTCTAACAGGAATGAAATAATCTTGATCTACCGCCATTTGGTTAAAACGTAAATCAACATTACCTGTTTTAGAATCAACTACTTGATCTCTTTTAAATTTGTTCGCTACACGTTGTACGTAAGCCTCAACATCCTTATCATCCATATTACCAACGAAAACCTTAAATACCCTCCTTTCTGGAGCTCTGGAGGTTCTATAGATTAACATAGCATCTTCAGCTAATACAAGTTGTTTCCAGATACGTCTCGCTTTTTCTAACATAGATGTTCCATAAGGTAATTTTCTATCGTCCCCAAGTAACCTAAAATGAGCTATTTCCCAAGTATTAAACTCCATATCTTTGTTTTTCCAAACAAATTTCATAGTCTTGTGTTTAAAATCAGCTTCAGGCCCTAGATTTGCCGTCATTGTTCTTGCTTCCATTCCCCTCTCCAATCTCTCAATTTCAATATTTGGTAGTTGTAAACAACCAACAATTCCCTTTTCTGCATCCAATTTTAAGTAAACAAAATTATCACCGTATTTACAGGTATTTCGTATCCACATTGGTAAATTAATACTTAAGTCCAAAACTTTATTGAATAAGTCAGCCAAAATTGATTTTACTCTTTTTGATTCCGAATAAATTTGTAGGACATACCCATCTTGATTTGGTGTTGTTGATTCTTCGGAATAGATGTCAAGGGCTGTTGATATTTCTGGGGTATATTCCATTGATTCATAATCATAAAATGCCGATAATCTAGTTGGTTCATAATAAACCGCTTGAGCATATAAATTATTTTCAATTTTTTTCCAATTATCAGAAATATATAAACTTTGTTGCATTTGCAACTTTTCTTTTTCGTATTCTTGTTTGTCCGGTGTTCTTAATAATACCTTTTTATCCAACTTGTACGTTGGTCCATCCATATTTAACAAAGAATTAGGTCCAAATGTTTTGGATAATCTCTGCCATATCGTTAAATTATTTTGTTCCATATTTAAAATTTAATAATTTTCTTTTTTTTCTAAATGTTTTAACACCAAACCAAATTAAAATAATCTTGGGTCAAAACATTTTCAAAATTTTGTGTTTCAATATTACAAGTTAATACCGGTAAAGTTGTAGTTGTGGTCGTTGTTGGGGTTATCAGTTGAGCTTCCGCAAACTCTTGATAAGGTTTTCTTTTTTTATTAAAATCCGGACTAAATGTTTTTGTACTATAGATTGGTTGACCAACTACAATTAACGATGATCCTCCAATTTTTTTTCCAGATTTTTTTCTACTACTTAAACCCATAGCAATAAATATTAACGTTTACCAAATAACCAACCATATTCAATATAATCATTTTTAGAAGGTCCGGAAAAATCTTTAGTAAATCGTTCATTTCTTACATTTGTGTTTGGTAATTGTGGATTAAAATACACTTCCTTCGCAACAGAATCGTTATTTGCTACAGTCCAGGACTCAATCATCATCTTTGTTTTTTCAGTAACCTTTTCTAGTTTTTGAAATGATGATTCTCCAACATATATTGCCATAGATATACCCATTATAAGGTCATCATGCTGACCTCTTTGGTGATCTGGTCTTCCATTTATATAAACAAAAGTATTCATTTCGTTATATAATCTAACACTCCTAATTTTAAATTTATGTCTTACGTATTCCTCAAATGCGGCAACGATCTGAACTCTTTTATTGTTAAAATTAATTCCGGGAATTTTATCTACAGAAGTTTTATTAACCGCCCATATATTCATAGAATCAACACCATCAATATATAGGTTTTTATAACCAAGTTCTTGCATTTTTCTTACTGTTGTAATACCCATACCACCAGTTATGTCCACAACACAAAACGCACTATACATAAGACCCCATTTATAAGCGATCTCTGCTAAAGCATCCGGTGGTATCTTCCCAACATATTCTAATACTTGTTCTCTTTCATCAAAATCAATAATTTGAATTGATGAAAAATCCTCACTATCTCCCCTTGAAACATCAACCCCCATAATGTATTTATGTCCCTGAATTGGTTCCTTCCACATCCAAAGGGAATTACCCATTAGTTTAGTTGACGCTTCTTGTATCGTACTATCCTTAATATATTCAAGTTGTTTACTATCAAAAACGTTATCTCCTGAACCCAAAAATTCACAATTTAACTCCTGATTTATTTTTCGTTTATCATATTTTAACTTTTTAACCATTTTCTCATACCAAGATGAGCATGGTTTATATCCTTTTGAGAAATATTCTTTTATCTTTTCATAATCTCTTTCATAGGAGTCTGAATCGGCAAATGACACATTCCCAGAATGATCTCTTTCTTCTTTATGTAATAGATAATCAACCATATCATCAGTTGGAACTAAAAAAAGATCTTTAGAGTATCTTGGGTCTTTCCACCAAAACATTTCAGATATTTTAAAATTATTCATTCCTTTATTTGCCTGATTATATATTTCATAATAAATTGCGTCATATCCATTTGGTGTTGATACTACTATCACCTTACCTCCGGTAGATAGTGACGCCATACAAGCCGCCCAGAAATCACCATCCGCTTCAATAAATGCCGCTTCATCAAATACAAGTACTGTGGGAGTATATCCCCTTAACGCATCTCGTGAGGTTGCAACCGCCTTTACTTCACATCCATTTGTTAATTTATAATGTCTTTGTGAGTTTTTATCGGCAGAAAATCCAGTCCCAACCCAAGCAGGCCATTGGTCTACGAAAGCCCTAATTTTGTTTGCCATTTCCATTGAGGTATCAAGTTTGTTGGCGATAATTAGAATTTTTTCTGGTCGTTCTTTTTTTGCGAATACTAATTTTTTTGACACCCAAGCCGCAGTTACTGTTGAAACTCCTGCTTGTCTGTATTTTAATGCAATATTCTCCTCAAAATCTTCATAGTCTTTTAACAATGAAATTTGATCTGGAAATAACTCTAATGGTACATATTTGGAAACCGTATTATCATAGGTTTGTAGGTAGGTTCTTAACGCATATGGGGTATCTTTCATACACCTCACATACTCCAACATTAATTGTTCTTTAGTTAATCCCATAAAGATATTTTAATATAAATATCAAAACCCCCAATTATTTTCATAAAAGGGGGTTATTCTATAAGTTTGTGTTATTATAATCCTAATTGAGATAAGATATCATCGTCTTCTTCGTCATCTTCTTCTTCATTATTTTCTTCTAATTCCCTTACTATTTCATTTACCATTCTTTGGATTTTTTGTTTACCTGAAGGTTTTTCTTCTAAAACTTCTCTAAATAACTCAAAGAAGTCTTCCGCAGGCATTGCACTTAATCTCATAAATAAGTAATGTTGGATGTGTTTCATATCCTCTTCGGTAAGAATCTCAATCGGATATGATTTTTGTAACAATTCCCAAAATACCGGACCTAACTTTAAATCCCAAGCTTCGGCAGGTACCGTATCTTCAGCCGCCATAACCATTTCTGCTTGTTTTGGATCATCAGGTAGACCGTGTGTTCCAAATACTTCATAAACTCCTTTAACAAGTTCGTGAACTAATGTTGGAAAATTCGCCCCTCTTGCCTTAACCGTTGGTGGATCTGTATCTTTGTCAATCTCTGATGTCCCAAGTTCACTACCTTCTTGTCCTGACATTGCTTGTAATGTTTCTTCCGGATATAACCAATATAAATGGTCTATAATTGCCGTTGATATACCGTATAACTCAATAAGGTCTGGATCAATCTCATTTAATTTTTGAGAAACCATATGATACATATATTGACCTTTTTTGGCTGCTCCCCCAATAAGGGAATTGATTAATCTTCTTTTTGCCTTCTCTCTATCAAAAGCATCCATAGCGTCTAAAAAGGCCTCAACATCATTTTCGTGTTGTTCCGCATTTTTAAATGCGTCCATCATTTCTTCTCTTGATGGTTCTTCCGGTTGTCTTCTCATATTTTGATTTGACTCACTTTGACCCATACTAACAAGTTTCGCATCAAATTGTAACGATCCAGGAGGAATTGCCATTTCTTTTTTTACCAATTCTACCGCCAAATTTTCAAGTTCTTCTTTATTTCTTGATTCAATTACAGAACTTTGTCTAAGGGCTTGCATTACTAACATCATAAGATTCATCAGTGGATTACCACTTGTTAAATGTCTGGTAGAACCAACCGTTCTTTCTAATGCGGATCTTAATTTTGTGACTGTATCGTTAAATCTTTTTGATGAAATAAGTTCAACAAAATCCCTACTCATTTTTGGCATTGCCGGGTGTTTTGAGTATGGGGTTGATTTATCTAAAATTTTTCTTTCAATACTCGGATCCATTCTTTCCGGACCTTCATAATCAATTGGAGCTTCATTTAATGCTCTTCTAATCAAGTTATTAAGTTTTCTATCGTTTAAATTTCCCATTATATATTATTTTAAATTAACACCAAGTTTATTCCACACTAACCAGTTTGGCATGTTTCCTTTACCCGCTTTAGGCGCTGGATTATATTTAGGTGCGAACGGGTTTTTCTTTCCTGGTTCTTTTTCTCTAGTTTTTTCTTTTGTTCCCGGTTTTGATGGGGCAATTTCTTGTTCTTTAAATTCTTTTT